AATTTATTGCTTGCGTTTGTCTCCAAGTACATGCAGCATATAAAAAGCACCGCAAATAAGTAGTAGTGAAATAATTCACGACTATTTCAAAACTCGCCTTTCCCTCATGCTTCACGGCATGGACAAATCAAAAACAAAAACACATGACTTCAAAGGTCTCGATGACTTTTTTCCTGCCTTTGTTGGTGGTGAACAAGTTGACTCTAACGGTACAAAGAAAGTTTGGACTGGAGAAGAGCTAGACCAAATTGTCACCAACACCAAGAAGCTTATAGATAAGAACATCTTTAGCGGTGCCCCAATGGTGATTGGACACCCTAAAACAGATGCACCGGCTTATGGTTGGATTCAAGACCTAAAACGTGAAGGCAATGTGCTATCTGTTAAAGGTGGCAATTTGCATGACGAGTTTGCCGAAGGTGTTGAAAAAGGCTTATGGCCGAATCGTTCGATTCGTATTGGTAAAGGTGCTGATGGTTTTTATTTAAAGCACATCGGCTTTTTAGGTGCCGTGCCACCCGCCATTGAGGGGATGGATGCTATCTATAATGCATCGACTGATGATGAGTGTTTTGATTATGCATCAGACAGCTACACACCAAACACCTTGAGCCGCATGATGCGCCGGATGCGTGACTTTTTTATTGAGCAGTTCGGTGTTGAAAAAGCCGATGCTGTTCTTCCTGATTATGAAATTGAATCAATGTCTGAACACGCAAATCAACTGCGTGATGAAGACAGCGATACCCCCACATCCTATTCACAACAAGAACCCACTAAAACAGGAGATGAACCCATGCCCGAGTTCTCACAAGACCAAATGGATGAAGCTGTAGCAGCAGCTACAGCAAAAGCCAAAGCAGATGCCGAAGCGGAATTTGCAAAAAAACAAAAAGAAAATGAAACCGAATTAACTGCAGAACGTAATAAACGTTTAGTAGTTGAGTTCAGCAAAAACATTGCGACGCTTGTTGACGAAGGAAAGTTACTACCGGCACAAGCTGAAGGTATGCCTGAATTCATGCTGCATCTTTCTGATGCTGAAGAAGCGAACTTTGAGTTCTCTGCAGGTGAAGAAGGTAAAGAAGAAACCATTAAAATATCACCACTCAAATGGTTTAACGACTTCACCGAAGCACTCGGTAAACAAATTGATTTCAAAGAAAGTGATGCGGGTAATAAGGATGATGTTTCCAACAGCGCGAATGACTTTTCCATGCCTGGTGCTGATGTGAATACAGACCGTTTAGATTTACATAACAAAGCATGTGAGTACATGGATTCACATGAAGGCGTGGACTACGTTTCTGCTGTGAAAGCAGCCGAAAACAAAAGTTCTTAATAATACATTCTTAACAGTACATAAAAAATATTAAACAGGAGATTAGTAATCATGGGCAAGCAAGCACATTCATTACGAGATGAAACTTTTAACGCATCAAGTGCGGTATCAGAGTTCCGCGCTGTTGGTTTTGATGGGGCGCAAGCTACCGTTCAAGGACAAAAAGTGGCAGGTGTTGCCAAGCACGATGCTGTAATTGGCGACGCAATGGCCGTGGGTATTCTCGGTTCAGTCACCATTGAAGCTGGCGCGGCTATCGCAATAGGTGATGGCCTTATTGTTGATGCCAATGGTCGTGCTATTCCAACAACTGGCGAGATTGCTATTGCTGCAGGTGCAACTGCTGTAACCAGTTCCGCTGCTAATGGAAACATTATGACAGGCGGTGAAATGCCAGAGTACGTTTTTGCAGATGCGCTTGAAGCTGCAGGTGCGGCGGGCGACTTTATCGAAGTCTTATTACGTCGTTAATCAGAAAATTTAATCAGGAGAATTACAAATGCCTAACCTAGCACAGCGTCGAGTCATCGACCCAATTTTATCAAATGTCGTACTTGGTTATAAACACCCAGACCATATTGGCATGGAATTATTTCCACGTGTACCAGTAGAAACGTCAGGTGGAAAAATAATCCAATTCAATAAAGATGGTTTTCGTCTTTATAACACTGCACGCGCACCAGGTACTGCAACCAAACGCGTTCAATTTGGTTACGCGGCAGGTTCTTATGGTTTAACCAACCATGCGCTTGAAGGGGTTGTTCCAATTGAACACCAACGTGAAGCTGAAATTGTTCCTGGCATTGATCTCGGAACAGGTGCAGTAAATGGCGTTATGCGGATTGAGTCTTTGGTTGTTGAAAAAGAGCAAGCTGACCTTGCACGTGATGCTGCTAAGTATGATGTAAATCATAAAAACGTGTTGGCGGGAACCGACCGGTGGGATGATTATGCGAATTCAGATCCTATTGCCGATGTTACTGCAGCACGAGAAGCAATCCGTTCATCAACAGGTACGTATCCAAATGTGATCGAGATTCCATCCTTGGTTCTTAGTAAGCTTAAAAACCATCCAAGTATTATTGAAAAAATAAAATATTCAGAACGCGGCATTGTGACTGCGGAAATTCTGGCGGCTGTGTTTGAAATTGATAAAGTGATTATTGGTAAAGCGATTGCTTTTGATGATGCTGATGCTTCGATTGATATTTGGGGTAAAGATGTTGTTCTAGCTTATGTACCAACAGTAGCTTCAACAATCCAGGAGCCAAGCTTTGGTTATACATACACAATGAAAAGCAACCCGCACGTAGAAGATCCTTACTACGAACGCAGTATTAAGAGCTGGGTATATGGTACACAGTATGAGCGTGCACCACTGCTAACGGGTGTTACAAGTGGCTTCTTGTTACAAACGGTTATCAATTAATAACTAATTAAAACCCTGAAAGCGAAGGCGATGACCTGCTCATGTGGAACGCCACATGAGCAGAGAGCCATTAACCGGAGAAACTATCATGGCAAAGCGTATTTATAATGTTGATTCACCCATTAAGTTTGGAGGCGAACAATATCATCCTGACAATAAAGATATGAACACCATCGAGCTGCCAACTAAAGAAGCAGAAAATTTGTTGGCAGTTAATGCTATCAGTGTTCCAGATGAAATTAAAAAAGAAACACCTACTGATAAAAAAACAAACGTTGTGAACTTACAAACAGCACCAGAAGAAAATGCTGAACGTATCACGGCAATCAAAGAAGCCATTGGGCAGTTAGACAAAAAAGATGAATCTCATTGGACAAAAAACAATGAACCCGATGCAAACGTGTTGACTGAAATGCTGGGCTGGAAAGTAAAGGCTGAAGAACGCGATCAGGCATGGATGGAAATTCTTGAAAGTGCAGGCCAAGGCTAACTAAATGTATACATCTGCATTACAGCTATTAGATTTATTTGGCGACAAGGAAGTCGCTTTATTATCTTCTGATAATTCAGTCGTTGACGAAGTATTAATTCGTTTAACAGTTGAAGAAGGTGATCGTTCTGCTTATAACGCTGCAGACATTGCCGCCGCTGACCAGGCATTGGTAAAAATTAATAAAGCCCTTGCCGGTGCAACAAATTTTATTAACTCATACATCAGCCCTCGATACACGCTGCCTTTAACGCAAGCAATTATTGATAGCAGTTCGTTAGTTGATGTATGCGCTGATATTGCACGACACCGTTTAAGTGATGACCGTGTAACTGAAGAAATTGAAAACCGTTTTGTTCAGGCGCGTTCATGGTTGCGCGATATTTCAATGAACAAAGCCAGCCTCGGTGAACAGGACACAGGTACCGCAACAGCACAAGGCCGCATTAAAACGGGTCAAGGTCAAAGCAAAACTGACTGGGGGACATTTTAATGGGAATTCGTTTAGTCCATAGCATTAATGACACTGCAGCGCGTGAATTTTTATCACGGCTTGGTGATGTTGATACCCGCTCAATGTTTGATGAAATTGGTGGCTATTTAGATAGTGAAGTTGCTCGCCGTTTTATTAGTGGCGAAGACTGGGAAGGTAACGCATTAATACCTAGCCAGCGTGCATTAAAAGAAGGTGGGAAAACACTTGTTGATTTTGGACACTTGCGTGACTCATATACACACAATGTTTTCATTGATGGTTCCGGTGTTGAGCATGGTTCAGATATGGTCTATGCCGCCATTCAACACTTCGGTGGAAAGAC